TATATAGCTCTATGCTAGATAGTAGTTACCATAACTACATATGCTAGGTAGACTTAACATAACATTCCAACGGAAGTGTTGTCATAACTCAAGTGGTATATGTATATATCTACATATGTATATATAGCCTTATAGCTTACGCCTTTACATAACTAAACATACTACACAGTTAACATAATATGATGGGTACTATATCTACATAGATGTATATACTAAGTCATGTATATATAGATATACGTATATATAGAGCCTACCCTATTTACATAACTATATGTGGCTCTCCCCTCTATCTATGTAGCTATGTATATATGTATATATGTATATATATAATTAGGCAGGTACAGTCCGATATATATAGTTAACATATGGAGTATACATAACGTATCACGCTATCCCAAGCTGATCAGACCGACAAAGGCTTATGTTAAAGGGGGGAGGGGGAAAATGATGGGTCGTTGTAGATTAGTATTATGACCCTCTACCAATATTGAAATTTTGAAAAGTTGTAATATATGATAAGCCTATATAGATCAAACACTTAACTATGATACTACGTAGATTTGCGCTCTATTTAGTCATAGTATATCTACATAGATCTACATAGACACCACCCTGTGTAGGAGCAGAGTAGAGCCGCATACATCCTTCCCTCTCGAAGCAATGATTTGCGACACAGGGTGAAATATGTTATCATATAGATATCTGAATTTAAGTAAATATCAATACAACTGGTTTATATCTTAATAGACTACACATACAGAAAGACATATACATGACTATAGAACGAGAGAGAGTTTGTAGCTTCCTCAAACCTCACACTACTAATTATAAACACGTAGACAACGAGGGTTACATCTTACTAGTCACCGGAGACAGTGTAATTGATGATCACCGTCCTAGTCCATTTCAAAAGAAGTTCGTTGAAGGCTACATAAAGAAACGTGGTAATATGACTGCTGCAGCTAGATGGGCTGGTAGCGAAGCGATGAATCCCTCAGACACTGGAAAGAAGACTTACGAGATTCCTTGGGTAAGACATGAAATAGAACTTACACTAGCGAGACGTGTTGACAAAGAGATGATGACTAACGAGGATATCTTAAACGGAATTAAAGAAGTTATAGATCGTGCTTTAGAAGATGGTAAATACAAAGAAGCCTTAGATGGATATAAACTCTTAGGAGTTGAACAAGAGATGTTTAACCCAGTTGCCAAACAACAGATACAACAAACAACAGTCTCTATTACAGACTCTATAGAAGGGGATAAGTTCTTACAGCTTAAACAGATGTTAGATACACAACCTAAAGTCTTAGATCACTCAGACATAGTTAAACAGATAAAAGAGACTAATGACACAATGGCTATACTAGATGCAGATATTGACTATATCGAGGAGGATTAGACTATATAGTCTTAAGGTAAAGGAAAGGGGTATGGGACTACTACTACGTCCCTCTATACAGTTCTTCTTAGTTCTTCTTAGTCTATATATATCTTTACATAGTTCTAAGTAGTTCTAAGTAGTTCTAAGTAGTTCTATATAGTTCTTTATATATCTTCACCCCTTACCGCTTCCGCTCAGTATAGCATACTTTTAGAGACTACGCAAGCTTAAACTAAACAACGCAATAATATTACAAAACCTTAATATACTTTATAATAATATTACACACCAAAGGAGACTACATAACATGGGAAGACCTATGGAATTGAACAATAAGATCATTGCTTTACTAGATGGTAGGGACTTAGACAAACTAGATAAACCTACACAAGATCTAATAGCTGAGATTATGGAAGATAGCCTTATCAAGAAGTGTAGACGAGACTTCTATACCTTCGTAAAGACTATGGCTCCTGAGATACTCCCTGACGAGTTTGTAGATGGTAGGCACATTAAATACATCTGTAAGAAACTACAGAAGTGCTACGAGGGTGAGATAAAGAAGTTACAGATCTTCCTTCCACCGGGAGCTATGAAGTCTGTGCTTACTAGTCAACTGTTCCCAGCTTGGGTACTGGGTAAAGCTCCTAACAAACGTATCATAGCAATAGGGCACGGTAAAGACTTTGCTGTAGATAACTTAGGTAGACCTACAAAAGATATTATGACTAACCAGATCTATAACAAGATCTTTCCTAAAACAGAGATTAGGCATGACGTTAAAGCTGCTTCTCGTTTTACTACTACTGCAAAAGGTACTTACGTATGTGCTGGTGCTGGTGAGAAGATTGCTGGTAGACGTGCTCACTTTGCTATATGTGATGATGTTATATCTGAACAAGATGCTTGGTCTGACAAGATAAGAAATGGTATTAACAATTGGTATGGTCCGGGGTTACGTTCTCGCCTACTAAGTAAAGGTTCTTGTGAGATCATTGTTAACACTAGGTGGCACGTAAATGATCTAAGTGGTTTTACTCTAGGTGGAGCTAAACGAGAAAAGAGAATTGGTAATTGGGAAGTAATTAGTGTACCAGCTATTCTAGAGGCAGGAGACCCTGATGGAGAGCTTATGGCTAAAGAGCTAGGCTTACCCATAGGAAGTTCCTTTTGGCCAGAGCTATGGCCCTTAGAAGTCCTTCTAGACCGTAAGCATGATCCCTCCCTCTCCCCTTCTCAGTGGTTAGCTCTTTATATGCAAAGACCTATAGCTGAAGAAGGTAACATTATTAAACATGAATATTGGGAACTGTGGGAAGGAACTACACCTCCTCTATGTGAGTTTATTGTTATGTCTGTCGATGGAGCTCAATCAGAAAAGGAGTCTGCTGATTTTAGTGCTTATACAATTTGGGGTATCTTTAAAAGAATGGACACAGACTTCAAAGGAGTAGAGACAGCTAATTATCATATCATTCTTCTAGCAGGTAACAGAGGTCACTGGGACTACCCAACTTTAAAGAAGAAGGTTGTAGATGCCTACAGGTTCTTTAAATGTGATGTAATGCTTATTGAGAACAAAGCTTCTGGTATAGGCCTAATACAAGAGTATAGACATGCAGGTTTACCTGTTGTAGCCTACACACCTGTAAAGGACAAAGTAGCTAGAGCCCATATGTGTACACCTATAATGAATTCAGGCAGAGTACACATACCTGACGTTAACAACGCTCCTGAAGCTGGTGCTTGGGATTTCGTAGATGACATAGTTATGGAATGTACTCAGTTTCCTCAAGCAGCTAACGATGATTATACTGATACGGTTACACAGATGATTATCTACCTTCGTGATACTTGGAAGGTTGGTTCTGCTGATGATTACGAAGAAGAAGAGGATGACGAGATATACAAACCAAAGCGTAAAACTTATTGGAATACTGACTAGAAAGCCTATTGCGCTAGGGTGTATTTTATGGTATAATATAAAACAATGGCTTAACCTAATATAAAGATGGGAAATAGTATTTTGGAATTGGAAAACGATTTAGACGTTCTAGACGAACTAGACATGGAAGATGGATCTATTGAGATTACTTTTGGTGATCTTGAAGAAGAAAATGAACTTGACTTAGACGCTCCTATAGACTTCTATGAGAACCTTGCAGAGTCTATGGATGAAGCAGACTTAGAACAGATTGGTTCAGATGTATGTCTAGCTGTAGATGCTGACTTATCATCTCGTAAAGGTTTAGAAGATACTTGGTCTAAAGCACAGAAACTTCTAGGTACTAAGATTGAAGAACTAAGCGAACCTTTTGAAGGTGCTTGTGGTGCTGCTCACCCAATCATTATTGAGAACGCTGTTAAGTTCCAAGCTAGAGCACAAAAAGAAATACTACCTTCAGGTGGTCCAGTTAAGACTACCATTATAGGTGACGAAGAGTCTGAACGTAACCAACAAGCTTCTCGTATTCAGAAACATATGAACTACCAAATAGTGCATGAGATGACTGAGTACTTCACAGACATGGAAAGGTTACTTCTTTATTTACCAGTTTATGGTGATGCTTTTAAAAAGACCTATTACGATGAACACTTAGAACGTAACGTATCTGAGTTTATTAAGATTGAGGACTTCATAGTTCCTGAGTCTGCTCCTGATTTATTCAGGGCTAAACGTTATACACATAGAATGTACAAGACAGAGAACGAAATCTTAAGATCTACTTTAGATGGAACTTACATTGATTATCGTGACGAACCTTCTGATGATGAAGTAGTTTCATTTGGTTCCGCTATGAAAGAAAATACTGACGTACAACAAACTATTAACGATCAAGCTGGTGTAGAAGTATCCAGTTTTGAAGGTGACGACATTGTCCCTATCTACGAACAACATTGTGACCTTTGGGTAGAACAAGATAAACTAGGAAACTCTGAAGGTGTATTTAGTCCTTACATTGTAACAGTTAACGCTGACACAGAAGAAGTACTTGCTATTAGACGTAACTGGAAGGACACAGATCCTAAACGTATTAAACGTATTTGGTTTACACATTATCAGTTTGTACCGGGATTTGGTTTCTACGGTTTAGGCTTCATACATTTGTTAGGTAACTTCCAAATGACATTGACAACTATTATGCGTTCTCTTATTGACTCAGGTCAGTTTGCTAACATGCAGGGTGGTTTCAGAGCTAAAGGCGTACGTATCACTGGTAATGATGATCCTATATGTCCGGGTGAGTGGAAAGAGATTGAAGCTCTAGGACAAGATTTGTCTAAGACACTTTTCCCTCTTCCTTACAAAGAACCTAGTCCTACTCTTATGAGTATGCTTGATTGGACAGATCAACGTGGACAGAAGTTTGCTGACACTACAGAACAAACATTACAAGACTCAACTAACTATGGTCCTGTAGGAACGACTCTAGCTTTACTAGAAGCGTCTAACAAGTTCTTTACAGCTGTACACAGACGTTTACACAACGCACAAATGCAAGAGTTTAAGATCTTAGCAGAGCTTAACAGTGAATATGTAGAGGAATACTCATTTAACATGGGTGGTGTTGAATCTTCTATTGCTGCTGAAGACTATGATGGTCGTATTGACGTTCTACCTGTAAGTGATCCTGATATCTCTAGTTCTGCTCAACGTATTACTAACGCACAAACTAAGATACAAATGGCACAGATGTTCCCTGACCAACATGATCCTCGTGTAGCTTTAACTAAGTTCTACGAAGCTATGGGTGAAACAGATATCGACAAGATACTTCCACCTCAAGAACAAGCTCAACCTCAAGAGCCTGTACAAGATATTATGTCTGCTGTAGGTAACAAACCTATTAAAGCCTTTCCGGGTCAAGAACATGACAGCCACATAGAAGTTAAACAGGCTTGGTTACAAGATCCACAAGGAGGAGCTTCTGCTATTATGGGTGCTGCAGTTCAAATGATTACAGCTAACATAAGAGAACATGCTTTACTTAAATATACAGAGCGTATGGAAGCTGCTACACGACAAGGCTTTGCAGTTGAAGAAGCTGCTCAGATTGTGGCTCAAGCTAGTCAAGAAGAGTTGGCTGACAAAGGCCAATCAGATCCAATGCTTATTGCTGCTCAAGCAGAGGCTAAAGATGCTGAAACAAGAGCTAAAGAGCTTGATCATAAAGTTAACAAAGACTTAGCCGATCAAGGTATTAAAGTTATGGAACTTAGTCTTAAAGAGCGTGAGCTAGTTAATAAGATCCGTAGCACCGAAGAAGATAAGGGTATGAAGATTACTATGAAAGCCCTTGATAATATGCAGAGCGAAGCTGCTACACTAAGACCTAACCCTAGTATACCTAAAGAATAACTAGGCATACTTGATAAGAAAACTAAAATAAATTAGTCAAATATGATAAATAAAAGGAAGACACACATGGACTACAAAGAAATACAAGACCCAATAGTTAGATCAGTTATGAGATCTCTTCAGAATGAGATTGAAGATCGAAAACAAATGATAGCCACCGTAGTATTAGAAGACTATGCTTCTTATAGAGCAGAGTTAGGACGTATACGTGGTTTAGCTGATGCTGTTATACTAATTAAAGACTTACTTAAAGACAGTGCAACTTCGGATGAAGAAAATGAGTAAACTACAGGCTCTTAGTTGTTATAAGTGTGGTAGTAAACCAGAGATAAAACATAGCACTTCACAAGGCAACAAACGTTACCACACAGGATGCTGTTTAGTTCTAGCTATTGCTTGCTCTGAAAAAGAGGCGATTAAGTGTTGGAATAAATATATAGAACGAGAAAAAGGAACACACACAAAATGACTACAGATCAAAACGATTGGATCACTGACAACAAAGCAGGAGATCCAGAAGAACTTCCAATAGTGTTAGGTTACAAGATCCTTATTCGCCCACAAATGGTTGGTGGAGAAACTAAAGGTGGTTTACTTATGACAGAGAAGAGCAGAGATGATCTTCAGTCTGTTACTACTGTTGGTAAGGTATTATCAATGGGTTCAGATGCTTATGACAACAAGAAAGAACCTTGGTGTAAAGTAGGCGACTATGTTACCTATCAACGCTTCGCAGGTGCTCGTTGTTATCACAAAGGTTACAAACTTCTTATACTAAATGATGATGAAGTAGTGACTAGAGTAGAAGATCCAAATGACATAGATCCTAACTTTGAGATCTTATATGATGTCTAATTTGCGTTAAGCATTATTTTATGTTACAATAAGAACATTAAGGCGTTACGAAATCTCGCCAATTTCAAACACACAAGGAAATACAACATGCCTATAGACGTAAACGAAGACCAAGACACGTCATCTTGGACAGAAATAGACATTGATAATCTCAGTGCTCTAGACGAAGAATCCCCAGAAATAGAAGAAATAGAAGTTGAAGATGATACGGAAGTATCTATTGATGACTTAGCTGAAGATGTTTCTGATGATGATGAAGATGAAGAAATCGTAGTTGAAGATGAAGACGAAGAGTCTGATGAAGAAGCTGACGATGAAGACGATGAAGCTGCAAAAGAAGAAGAAGTTCCTGAGAAGAAAGACAATAGTCGCTATCAAGAACGTGTACGTAAACTGGCTAACGAAAAGAATCAAGCTCTACAAGATGCGGAAGCATTACGCATAGAGAATGAATCTTTGAAGAAAGCACAACGTGCCTCTGAACTTCAGAATACTCAAGCTCAAAAGATTAACGCTAAACGTAGCATAGATGCTGCTTCTGCTGATATCCAAGATGCTATGAATAATGATGATGCAGTAGCTATGGTTGAAGCTCAGAAGGCCTTAAGTAAGGCACAAGTAGAAGAAATGGCTTTAGACGCTTACGAAGCTAACTTACCAGAAGTTGAACAAGAACAAGTTCCTCAACAAGCACAAGTTAGTTACGCACGTGAAGAAATCATTGATCACTACCTTCCTGAAGGACTAGCTAGAGATTGGGCGTATGAACAAGAGTGGTTCGCATCTAATCAACATCTGACTAATAAAGCAATAGATATTGCTGCTAACTTAGAAACCCAAGGGCTAGATATAAATAAGCCGGAGTTCTTTGAAGCACTAGAAGAAGATCTTGCAAAAGCTTTTCCTCGTAAGTTTAAAAAAGATGTCGTAGAAGATGAGTCCGATGAAGAGAAACCAGCTAAAGCTAAAAAGAAACGTAAATCATCTCCTAAAATGGGATCAGGCTCTAATAAGCCTACTGTTGGATCTAAACGTAAGGTAGTTAAACTTACCGCTTTTGAAAAAGGGATTGCCGATGACTATGGTATCTCTTATAAAGAATACGCTAAAGAGAAGCTTGCAAAAGAAGCCTCTGGTGAATGGACCAGCATTGACGTTTAAGAGAATAGAGAAGGAATACAAATATGTCTACACGTAGAGAAGAACGAAAGAATACAAGAGCGAAAGCTGCTCGTAAGGTTGAATATCAACCAGCAAGTGAACTTAAGATTGACCCAGAGGTTGAGTACAAGTTCAAGCAAGAAGGATTTAAGTTACGTTGGTTGCGTTATCAAGACGCTAATAGTGAGGATCACAGAAACCTTGCTAGACGTTCCAGAGAAGGATACGAACTGGTTAAACCAGAAGAACTTCCTGAAGATTTTGTTGCTAATCTTGATGAATACGAGTCCAGTAAAAGACGACAAAGTTTCGTCACTATTGGAGATTTAGCGTTGGCAAAGGTTCCAATTGAACTTGCAGAGTCTAGGAAAAAGTACTATGTAGATCAAGCTTTGGATGCTGAAGACGCTATTAACAGAGAGATTAGAGAAAACGGTGGCGGTACAGTCCCTGTTGAAAACTCTAGCAGGTCATCTGAATCAACTGGTTCTAAGTCCGCTAGGTTTCTTTAAAAGTAACTAAACTATATTAACTTTAACTTTAATTTATAATGGAGAAAAATTATGGGTTTAAAACCTTCACGTACTCTAGGTGCTGGATCAAACACAAAGGGTTTCAACAGATACCCAGTTGCTGATGCATATGGTACTGCAATATTTAAAGGCGATCCAGTAAAATTGACCGCTGGTTTCATTGAAATTGCAGCTGCTGATGACGTGCCTATTGGTGTTTTCATGGGTT